GCCCTTTAATACAGATATGCTTTCATCAACAGGCAAAAGGATAAAGTTAGACGGTTCGGAATTTCCGTTTACGTCAAAATGGAGTGTTCTACAGAGATTCGCAGAGAGTAAAGCAGCCCCTACGGCTGGGTTGATAATAAACTTTTTGAAAAACGAAACATTTATGGGCGAAGATTTAACTGCTGGCAATGTTGCCAACGATTTACTAATGCCCTTATATTTAGATGATTTATACGAGGCTTACAAAATAGACGGTATGGAAGGTGCTATGATAACCGCACCCGGATTCTTTGGTGTAGGCGTACAAACTTATAAAGCTAAAAAAGGAACAACTAAATTACCATAAATAGAAATTCAACAACAAGGGAAACAATAGAGAGGTAAGCAATGAAAAAGCTAATTTTATTAGTATTACTAATGGCAGGATTCACGCTTGGGCAATCAAGCGGTGAACCCTTTTTCAATGGTAAGCAAATAGGCGGTGGGACGGTGTGGAGCGATACGCTCAGTTATAACAACGGAGCCGGGACAAGCGATTCTGTGCTAATATTCAATGTGAATTTCAGCCACGATTGGTACAGATTTATAGCAGAGGGGGACACCAACACCCTCGCGGATTCGTTTTATGTTGAGCACGGGTCTGTGAGATACGATATAGGCGGTTCGGCGGTGGACACTATTTGGGGGAGCTGGGCTACTGTTAAAGATTCTGTTTGGGGTGATATAAACACAATGATAAACAATACGGTGGGGAAAGATTTCCTTCTGTTTAGTCCCGTGGCACAACTACTCAGGTTCACACTATTAAACCATAGGGGTAGTTCGCCTAATAGAAGTGTTCGTCTCACGATACAAGGCATATAGGGATGAAATATTTATTATTCTTAATATTTTGTTTCCCTTTATTCGCACAAGAATATATTTCTGTAAGCGTGATGGGGGGAGATAAGACCAATCTTGATTTCCCCGTGACTACGGATTACACTGCTCACGAAATACAGTTTGTAGTAAAGGGCAGCCCCGGCGGGGGTAGATTATTACAAAGAGATAACGATCAAGTATCAGGCGGGGATTCTTCACAGGTTTATGTTACAGCTACGAATATACGAGTAATCCTTGACGCCACGAATACAGATAACTGGACTGCCAGAAACTATTATTACGATATAGAGCAAAGAGGCACAGATACCACGACTATCTTTATAGGAAATTTTACGGTTTTACAAGATATATCTTCCCCAACTGATGGGACATACCCTGCGTTCCCTCTTTATGTTGTCGCATTAGATACGCCCACCTATTCACCCTCTTTCTTAATAGGGCAGGATGCAGATAACGGGTGGGATGTTGTTGGTAAGGGTGCGTTTACGGATTCGCTTTTGGGGATAAAAACATTAAATGGCTATACGGGTACAAATGACTCTATTAAATTAGCTGCTGCTTTAACTGCTTTGGGCACGGGGGCAAGTTTGTATTTCCCGCCAGGGACTACTTATGACGTTGGTACTCATACGATTGACCTGAATGTAATGATTCCGAAAGGAGCTATATTAGACGGTAATTTAACCTTTGCGAGAACAAGCAGTATAATGGCGGGAGAATATCAAATATTTGCTGATTCTTGTGTCGCCGAGAGAGAATATTTTGCACATATAGAATGGTTCGGTGATAATGATTCACTTGATACTGGCTACAACGATGAATTACGCAGGGCTGTTGAGTTCCTTAAATTTGGGGGTACGTTAGATTTAACGGACTCTATTGCGTTAAATAAAGACCTTCATTTATTTATTGCTGATAATACTACTTTACAAAATGGAAGTTTTGTTTCTAACTATCCCGATTATGATGATTATACACACTTGAAAGTATTATCAAGATCGTATAGAGACCAAGAAGATGATATACTCTCAAGCCCAAGCGTTCTTAATCATAAAGAGGGGTTGAACTTGTCTGCGGTAGCAACGAAGGGAGATTATTATGTTTTAGTTGATAGTGCCTCTAACGCTACGGCAGGTGATATAATATTTATCACAAATACTGAAAGCACCTATGGTTCTGATGGAGAAATGAATAGAGTTTATCGAGTAAACGGAGACACGCTTTTCTTAAATACTTTAATAGCAAGAACACACAATGCAGATGATTCTATTTATGTGTTTTATGCCTTAAAGAATTTTACCGTTAGAAACATAACTTTTCATCTTAAGGGGCAGGGAATAGCTTGTGTATATACTTACTTTTCAGAGAACACGCATTATGATAATTTAATATTATATAATGATGGGCTTACGAGAACTGCTAATGGGGGGTCTAATGGCTATGGGTTAAGGTTAGATTATTCTTATGCTGGGAAGATGGAAAACTGTGAGAGCTATGAACACACTTATGGGTTTTATACTGATAACTCTCGCTTGGTAGATATAATTGACTGTAAGGGGTTTGATGGTTGGCACGCTTTTGAGGGGACTAACGGTAATTGGGATATTCTTTACCAAAGTTGCGTAGCGACAAATGACCATTACGGCTTTAAGGCACATTCGGGCGGCAGTTATCAATATAATGATTGCAAGGTTATAAACGGATTAGGCGCACAGTTTACAGGGCATAAAGTAATAGTTAATAACTTTGTTGTTACGGGCGAGATGGATGCTACGCAAAACAGAAATGCTTGGAATCAAACAATCGCAAGTATCACTTATGATGCAGCAGAATTTTATTGGGATGGCGGTATAGTAGAGGTAGACACATTTAGGACTATTCTGGCTGGCGGTGGTGGTGTTGGCTCAAGTCATATTTCCGAGATAAAGAATGTAACGTTCAAAATAGGTGGCAATTCAGTAATGAGGGTAGGCTGGAAAGATAGTCTTTCTAACTTTGAGAATAATACTGTAATATTGAAAGATAATGTAACAACCGGAGCTGCTATTGAATTCTTAACAGATACGGCGGCTATACAAATTATAAAAGGAAATGAATTTAGAAATTTTATTACAAGAAGCTTAGACCTCTATGCCTACGGTAAGACATACTTTATAAACAATTTATTAACTGGGAGAGTCTTAAATATAGACAATAGCAATTATATCCAGAATGGATTAGTGAGTGTAAATAATGTTTCGGGTTATCCGTCTGATTTTGAAGATTATACGGGGAACTTCTATTTCAATAATAATACAATAAATGTTGAGGACACAGATTCGGTTTATTATGTGCTTTACGGAGACAACTGTGAACCAGCATCTATATCAAGAAATGATTTTTACGGTTCAGATTATTTAAGAAGCATAGTTGGGGTAGCTGACACAATCGAAGTAGCGGCTTATAATTACATAGAGGGAAGTGCTACTATGTGGTATGCTTCAGTAGCGACAATAGATTCATTAAATATAAATGATTGAGGTAACAATGAAAATTATTTTAATAGTGTTATTTTCTTTTATAACGCTTAATGCACAGAACTTGCTTTTGTTTTATGATGATGCGGGAGTTACAGTTGATGCAGAAGCACAAGCATATTTCGATGCACTTTCCACGCCACTATCTGAAAACAGACAAGATACCATAAATCAATTTGTATTGATGTTAAAAGATTCTCTTTCAATAACAAACTTATCTGATTTCTTTTTACGATTAAATTTAGACGCTAACGAAACAGAAGAATCAAGTTTGACTGGGTTGGTTTATCCTGATTCAGCGACAACAGAAGGCGGCTCATTAGCTTGGGCTGTTGACGTAGGATGGACTGGTTCAACAAATGTAGCGAATCATTTGAACAGTCATTTTAATCCCGCCACAGATGCAATAATAGGTGGGCAAGATGATATTAGTTATGGCATTACATTGGCTACAAATTTAAATGGTGTAGGATATGCACTTGGTGCAGTAGGAACTCAATATGTTTTGTTCAGACCAAGAAATAGCGGAAGTAGTGCTACTTATATAAATAATAAGAATCTAAGTGCTCAAGCTGGTATTACAACCTCAATAGGGCATCATATTATAACTCGTACTGGTGCAAGTACGGGGGCAGGTTATGTCAATGGAACCGTCTCAACTACAATATCCACCACATCTGTAGCTGCTTCTGATATAGATATTTATTTCTTAGCGAGTAATGGTATCGGTGGGCTTGCTTGGGTTGAAAGAGCAAGATTTATTTCCATAGGAGTTACACAAGAACAAGCAAGGAAAATAACAAATTGCATTGAATGGTATTTAGATGCCATTGGTGCAGGGATTATACCGTGATAAAACTTTAATGAGAAAGCGGAAATACATCAAAAAGTTATTAAGACGGCTTCAATATGATATGGGCAATATTATAACGAAGTCATTTGAAGCAGAAGAAAAACCAATTACAGAAGGATATGTAATGTCTGTGAGGTATAAAAATGCGAAGTTTACTACAAACCCTGATTCATTTTGTAAGGAGTAAAATTATGAAACGAATATTAGTATCGATTATTTTTTTAATGGTTGCTGTAATGTGTAACGGACAGCCAAACACTTCAACTACTATTGAGGTGGGGATAGTTGATCCGCAACCAGATAAACATTATGAGGTATTTTTAGAAGTTAAAAGCGATAGCTTAACTTCGCAACTAATTGACGGGGTGGATTACTTAGACCCAGACGTATCTGCTTTAATTGTTACGCTTACAAACATTCACACAGTTGCAGATACTTTGCTTGGCGAAGTTACTTATCAAGATTTAACTTATGAAAGATTTGTAAAGGGCGGGCTTGTGCAGGTAGATAATTCAACAATGAAATACTCTGCAATGCGGGTAAGCTATTGGACTTGGTTAGATATGGTTGAGCCGAATAATGCTGGATTTTTTATAAGGAGAAAATAAAAGCTTTATGTACAAAAGTATATATATATATACAATATTACTTAGTTCGTTTGCTTTAGCACAGGATACTCTTTATTCGCATAGGATATTGCTGACCTTTAATGAGCCGATGCAAAGAGTCGAGTTGTTTAACGAAGCAAATTATACTGTCTTTGATAGCTCGCTTAATGAAATAGAAATATATCTTGTGGGGATAGTAGAGGGCGATACCGCAGTAGTTATTTACACTGAGTTTCTTAATTATAAAACTGATTATGCGGTTAGAGTTTTTAATGTGAGAGATACTTCTGATAATATAATCAATTTAGAAAAGAATACAGCCTGGACTTATTTTGGAGGGTTTGACCCCAATGAACAACAACCATATTTGATAATCAGATGAATTATTTTTTAATAATATTGTTAATAGTGATTGCAAGCTGGCGTGAAGTTCAGATACTTATTGATAGGGATAGCTGGAAGGGTACAAGCAGAATCCCTTTGTGGTATATAGACCAGAATAGCAAAGAGAAAATATTATGGTTGTTCCCGAAAAAGAACCTTGATTCGTTTCACGTTTCGAATGGTTTATTTACGTTGATTTTGATACATATATTATATACGAATAACATTCTACCTGAACTTTTATATGTGTTTTGTGATACCCTAACTCACATTTTACATATAATAGCTTATTGGCTTATATGGATGCAAATACGAAACATAGTTATGAAGGTAAATTACCGGAGATAAAGGATGAATAATTTAACCATTTTAAGAGAATTAACAAACTCTTTGCCTTTGCTTGAAGACACTATAAAGAAGAAGAAAAACAATTATATAGATTACGATGCAATGGATGGGAAGGAATATCAGGGCAGGGGTATTTACAAAAGCGAACAGGTGGCGATTCAAAGGGTGGTTATGGAGAGGGGAACTGAAATCCCAGAACATAATCACAAAGAAATGGAATATATTATTGTGGTGAGTGGGAAGTTTGAATTACAATGCGAAGGTAAGCCTGATAGAATATGTCAGCATCAAGATTGTATGGTATTTGACCCCATGGTTAAACACTCTGGTTTAATGTTGGAAGATACAGAAATAATTGCTGTGGTTATACCCGCAGGGGAAGGTTATCCAGATGCCTGAAAGTCCTAATGGTTGGAACGAGTGGTCTAAATACGTTCTAAAAGAACTTGAAAGATTAAACGGCTGTTACGAACAAATTGATAAAAAAGTAGATAAGATTGAGCAGGAAATAGCAATGTTAAAGGTTAAGTCTGGTGTGTGGGGTTTGGTCGGCGGGCTTATACCTGTTGTGATAGCTTTAATATTTATATTCTTAAAACAATAAAATGTTTAAGTGGACAAAAGAAATACTGCTCACCTTGGCGAAGAAATGTAACCCAAAACAAGCATTTCTTTTATTGGGTATGGTAATATTTTTCACAGGTGGCTACTTTATATTGGATAGAATTTTAGATTACAGCGTAGTCGCAGAAGCAAGTGAAGTGCCTGACAGCGTTGTAGTGCCCAAGACAAGAATAATAGCTGACGCAGAATATCATAGAAACATTTACGAACCTGGATTAAAAGTTGAACAAGCAAAATAGGAGAACAAAATGACACAAAAAACAAAAAAGATTTGGATAGGAGTAATATGGTTTGTTTTAGGCAATTTAGCTATGTACTTCTTACATTCACCAGCACAAAAATTAGTTAAACTAATAGAAGGGATATTCTAATGATCGGATGGAGAAAACTTATAGCGTTTATATTAACGCTGGCATCTTATACAGGGTTATTGTTCGCAAGAGACTTTGACCCGTTTGCACTTGGCACAGGACTTGTGCTATTAGCTGGCACATTTTTTGCTACGAATGTTGCGGAGCATTTAGCAAAAAAATAAATTTGACATTACCAATATTTTTATTATATTGGTGTTATGAATAACTCTGACAAGTATCATTATTTAATATCGTGTCTGCCGAGTCGCTTCTGCGTCTTGGGTAGCAAGCCAGACACTTTAGTTGCCCTCATAATTATAAAGGTTTCAGTCAGAGTTTCCTTTAATTTGTGAGGGCTTTTTTTATGTGGCGAAACAAAAAATAACTGGCGGCGAATGATATGTCTGTAACCATAGGCGATCTCTCCCAACACAAGATGGTCAGTTTGTTATTTCTGACTCGCCACTAAATATTAAGAGGTAAGATATGAACTGGGATTTAATCAAGCAAAAATATCCGAAGGCGTGGGATAACTTGTTTGAAATGTTTAACGATGGAATTTTAGAAAGCGAAATAACCTTTGAAAATGAACCGACTTATATCTCAGATATTATCCAGTATGAGAAGCAAATACCATTATTGTTTGGCAGAATCCTCTACGACTTCTTTGATGAGCGGGGGATAATAATAAACGTAGAATATACCGATAAAGATTTGTGGGCTGGGATTCTTTACAATAAAGATGCTGTTTGTATTTTAGACGATGTTTATACGGAGGGGGCAGAAACCCGCACCGAAGCAGAAACCGCAGCATTTACAAAAGCATTTGAATTATTAGAGGAAAGATTATGAAAAGCGATTTAACAAAGTTTATGCTTATACTGATAATCGGAGTATTCGCAGGGCTATTTGTAGGCAAATCTTGCCAAGAAGACCCGAACAAAGCGATTTTAGATATGATGGACAAACATAGACAAACGATTCTCGATTCGCTTATTGCAAATCGGGAGTTTTACGTGGCGAGGGCGGATAGTGGAAACTTAGAAAGAACTATTATCAAGAATTATTACAACGAGACATATTACAAAATTGATTCGCTTTACAATCTTGATTCATTACTTATACGGGCTATCGTTAGATTCTGGGCTGATAGTGCTTCTAAGGTTTTAGAAATTAAACCAGATTGGAAAGGAGAATGGTAATGACGGAATTAGAAGTTAAAGATTATATTGGTGAAGAAAATTGGGATAGTTTCTGTGAATGGATGCGGGGGCAAACAGTAGGGGCGAAGTCTAAGCCAGGAGGAGGTTATGAGGCAGACTACTATGAGTGGGATGTGAAAGCCTTTAAAGATAAGATTGATACTGGTTATGACAGGCAAGAAAATCCACTAACTTGGGATTGATATGAAAACTTTAATATTTCTTATAATTTTATCTGGGTTGACGTTCAGCCAAGACTACTCTAAATATTCCAAATCACCCCTAACATTGGGGGAGCTAAAAACAATCGCCTTAATCCTACCAAGAGTATTAGAGCAGCAGGAAATTATAGCATCATACGAGCAAGAGAACATAGCCCTAAGAAAAGTCATTGAATTGGATAACAATTCCATCGACATATTAAACTTACGTGTCGAAGGACTTGAAGCAATAGCCGAAGCGAACAAACCGGACTTCCTGCAAGAATATACAATGATTGCCATTTATATAGTTGTCTCGTTCTTAGTGGGGCTGGCTGTGGCATTATGAACCAACCAGAATACATTTGCTTTGATTGTGCTAAAGGGCTAAGGTTACTTGATGTGGCGACTATGCACGTAGGACATTGCGATGTGTGTGGTGAGGATGGCAAAGAGGTAGCACCCGGAAGAAAGTATGGCTATCCAGCTATTTGTAAGAAAGACGGACTTGTTAAACCAATTCGTAAGATGGGCGGGCTGGTTTGCCCTAAATGCAGGGTTGTGTTAATTGCGTCAACCCATTGACTGTTTTATTAACAACCAACGAGGAAGTTATGAACATTAAAAATATAGTCGTAATCTCTGACACACATTTTGGATGCCAACTTGGTGTTTGTAAAAAAATAAGATTAGATCACGGCGGGCATTATACCCCATCAAGGTTACAAAAGACTTTAGGCGTTTGGTGGGACATATTTTGGAGTGAATGGATACCACAAGCAACCAGGGGCAATGATTTTATTTTAGTCCACAATGGGGATATCATCGATGGCATTCATCATAAAGCAACCACCCAAATATCCCACAATATAAATGACCAAAAGAACCTTGCTTTAGAAATGTTACAACCAGTTATAGATTTACCACACTGCAAAGGATACTATCAAATAAGAGGGACAGAAGCACACGCAGGGCAAGCACAGGAATATGAAGAAAATATAGCTCAACAATTAGGGGCTATAAAAAATGAGGACGGGCAGTATTCAAGATATGATTTGTGGTTAAAGTTTGGGGAGCATAAATTACTTGCTCACTTTGCACATCATATCGGGACAACTAATTCTGCAAGTTATGAGTCAACGGCAGTGCATAAAGAATATATTGAAGCTTGTGTTGAAGCAGGAAGGTGGGGGTTAAGCCCGCCAGATTGTGTTGTTCGTTCTCATAGGCATAGATTTTACAAAACAGAGCTACCCTCTAAGAATGATAATGCAATTTCAGTGGTGACTCCAAGCTGGCAATTAAAAACACCCTTTGTTTGGAAGTTAGGGATGGGCAGAAGCTCAACTCCACAGATAGGCGGCATTGTAATTCGGGAGGGCACAGAAGTTAATATTTATTGCCGTCAAAAGGTTTGGAGCATTGAACGATCTAAAGAGGTGCTGGTATAACTCGATTTGAAAAGAAAATAGAGAAAGCAATAAAAGCGTTAGAGTCATTTGAGCCGAAAGATGGTTATTATGTAGCGTTCTCAGGTGGGAAGGATAGTATAGTAATTTACGATTTGGTTAAAAGGGCGGGCGTGAAGTATGATGTTCACCATCACGTTACCACAATAGACCCGCCTGAGTTAATGAGGTTTATTAAAAAAGAATACTCAGAGGTAGATAGACATAAACCTGATTTGTCAATGTTTGAATTAGTTACTAAGAAAAAATCTTTGCCAACAAGGATAGGGCGTTTTTGCTGCGAATACTTAAAAGAGAGTGGCGGGAATAATAGGGTTATCATTTTAGGGATAAGATCAGAAGAAAGCAATAGTCGTAAAGACAGAAAATTATTTGAATGGAATACAAAGCAAAATAAATTGATGTTTAATATTATTGTAGATTGGACAGAGAAAGATGTTTGGGAGTATATAGATTCAAACAAATTAAAATACCCAGCAAGTTATGATACTGGCAAAAATAGACTTGGTTGTATCGGATGCCCCTTTAAAGGCGGCAAAAGAATGAAGAAAGAATTTGCAGAATATCCTAATATTAAGAAGGGATATATAAAAGCAATCCAGAAAGCACAAAATAATGGCGGATTTTCTTCTTTCAACGGGCATAATGCGGAACAAATATTTGATTGGTGGACTTCTGGTTTATCAGTAAAAGATTATCTACAAACATTAAAACAAGAGACGTTAAAATTATGAAAGAGCCGAAAATAACCTATGCACAATTTATGAAAGAGACAGACAAATACCGAAAGAATATTACTAATCGAGAAATTAAACTCACAAAAGAACAAAGAAAATTTATACTCAAATGCCGTGACCACGAAGAACCCGTTGCTTTTATAAAAATGGCAATACTGTGGGAACAATTCGGCTGGGGGAAAGTTTCCAGAACCGCTATTCAGGTACGTTGGAATAAAATTCAAAAAGGAGAACTATAAAGGAGAACAAATGATAATCTGTGTATGCGGTAACGCAAAAAAAGATGAAGAAGAAATTTGTAAAGTATGCGGGCTGGTTTATACATTACGCACACCAAAAGCACAACTTGAGATAGAAGAAGAACCACCTGAAAGTTTATATGTAGAGGTTATGGTGGAATGAAATACCTAAACCTTGCAGAAAGATATTATAAGTTCCAAACCTATGTAGATATTTCCTGGGGGGAACTGTCTTGGTTCTCAGATTCCCTTGTCGAACTGATGGCAATTTTATATATACTCGAAAAGATAGGTATAGTAGTTGTTGGTGGTGTTATAATCTATGCCCTGATGGGTGCTTATATATTTTTCTTTTTCTTCGGGTTGATATTGAAGCGGACAGGTATATATGATAAGTCGCAGTTTGTTGATGCTGAAATTGATCCGGTGTCTAAAGAAAACTTAGAAGCGTCAAGAAAGATTAACGAGTCATTATCCAAAATATTAGAAGCTGCGGAAATAATAATCAAGAAGGATAAATTATGATACCTCAAAAAACACTTAAAAATATTTTCAAACTATTAAGAAAGATGCTGAAGTCTTATCGCCAACACAGAGACGAAAGAACCTACGATTCTATGCAGGCGGTGATAGATGACGCATTAGAACAGTTAAAATAATCACTCCCTTTAATTTATTTTCTGCAAAAACACGCCAAAAACAGCACATCTAAAAATAATTACAGAAAAGATTTGACTTTAAACAAAAAATTGTTAAATTAAAGTAACGATTATAATAAATTATTTGTAAAAACAATATGTCAAACAATAAAACGTGCCTTGTGACAGAGTGTAATAGGGAAAAACACGTTAGAGGATTTTGTAGAACACATTATAACTGCTACCTCAAAGGCATCGACCCTTATGGCTATGAAATTGGGGAATTTTTATACGATGGGGCAGAAAGAACCGGAGAAAAATATAATTACTGGACAATTATAAATTATATAGATACTAAACACTATGGCAAAAAGAAAGTTGCCACAAGGAGATATTTATGTGAATGTAGGTGTGGCAATAAAAAAATTATTCCAATAAATAATTTAGTTTCTGGTAAATCAGCTTCTTGCGGGTGTAAGGAATATAAATTATACAAGGACTATTCTATACGAGTTGCTGAGAGTCCACTATATAATATGTGGGCGGGTATGATGGATAGATGTTATAATAACAAATCTGGTGCTTATAAAAATTATGGTGGCAGGGGGATAACAGTTTATAGTTTGTGGCACAACGCAGAAAATTTTATAAAAGATATTACAAAGCTTTTAGGCAAGAAACCGTCTAAAAAACACTCCTTAGATAGAGTAAGAAATAATGAGGGCTACTTTCCTGATAATGTTAGGTGGGCTACACAGAAACAGCAAATGAATAATACAAGATACTCAGATAAATTAACTGCTGGCAGGGTTGCTGAAAAGACAGGATATTCAAGAGAACGGATAAGACAGCTTACTTATTATACATCATCTTCGCCAAGCAACGAATTCCCCCTAAATAAATATATACAAGAAATTTGCCGACCAGAGGGCGACAAAAAAACACACTTTATATATAAACCAGAAGTTATACAATATTTAATAGATAGGAGAAATGGCAAAATGGAAAAGACGTTATTATTTGTGCCCTTTGAGTACGGTAAATTTATGAGTGACTATGTTATAACCCTTCCGCAGCTTGCTCAAATTCTTGATACCACGGAAACATCACTAAGGTCTCATATCAATAGAGACAAGATACGGAAAGAACATTATCACCTGTTAAAAACCAGGGGCTACGTTGTTGAAAAATATCTTCAATCCACATTAAAAAATTAGAAACAAAGGCAGGTTTATTAAAATGAAAAAATTCAAACATAATTACGATACATCAACAGACGTTGAGCGCATAGCAGGGTTTAGTGATTGTCTAAATGAACTTTATAACGTTATTCAAAGACTTACTCAAAAAAACCCAGCCAAAAGATTTATAGACGCAGTTGAATTACTCAATAGAATAAGGGGCACTAACGATGATTTCGCAAAAATCTTCAAAGAGCTGAGAGGAGAATTAACCATTGAATCTTTTACAACACGCAATTAAAAAATCAAGGAGAAGGGCTATGAACGAAGCACCAAAAGAAGATGAGGTTAGTTTTTTTAACGACTTCTATGGCGAAAAAATAAATGACAACTACAACGCATTTGGCAGACACGAAGTAACTGTGTTTTATGATGACAAGATAAATAAAATTCTGGTTTGTGGTGAAGAGTGGGATGAGAATGTGCCCTTCCAGAGTAATAATGTCTATCAAAAAGCAGAACAATATCTAACGGAGAAAGGATTACTTTGAAATTCTACGAGTTCAAAGAAGACGAGAAAAAAGTTGACATCTTTTCGGAAAGGTGGTATAAAATAGAAGATAAATTCTACCGGAATGTAACTACCATCTTGGGCATAATAGACAAAGGCTATAACTATGCCGAGTGGCTGAAACAAACTGGTTTCAATTCTGAGATTATAGTTGACCGGGCAGGGAAGTTCGGTACTGCTTTTCATCAGCTTGTAGAAAGATACCTATTAGAAGAAACTGTAAAGTACCACGACTTCGCTTATTTGGGAGAACAAACATCTACTGCTTTATGGGAACGCTTTATGCTATGGCTGGACTTCTGGAAAGAATTGAATGGAAAGCACAAAGTAACCTACAAACCAGAGGGTGTTGAGTTTATTTGCCATTCAAGCAAGTATGAATATGCGGGGACGGTTGACCTTATAGCAAGGGTTGACGATATACTCACTTTATTCGATTGGAAAACGGGTAACTATGTTGGTGAAAAAGAAAAATTACAATTGACTGCTTATATGTACGCTACAAATATTGGCGAACCCCAAGCCAAAATAATTCACATACCTGCTAAGAAACCAAATAAAAAGGGGTATAGAACAATAGACGTACCTTTTGATAAAGATATGTTCGATTTGTTCTTAGCATCTAAAAAGTTATTTGATAGTCAAAACAAGGATGAGCCGAAAGTGCTTACCTTGCCACTTGAAGTAAATATAAAGGAGAAATAAAATGAGTTATCAAGAAACAAAAGTAGAAGATGCAATATCTTTAACCGATTATGAAAACAGACCAATGGAAGCTTACTACATTGAGAGTAAAATGGTCAATACAAAGTTTGGCGAGCAGATGATACATAGTTTCCAAAAACCAGAAGACGGAAAGAAAGTCTCTGTGTGGGGGTTTGCATCTCTTAACAGGAAGCTTGAGCATACACCGAAAGGAATACTTACTAAGGTTACTTATACGGGTAAGTCCACAGAAGCTAATAAATACGGAAATCTTTCTCATACTTGTTCAGTTTTTTTCGATACTGACAAGAAGCTGGAAGGGTTTAAGGAAGTAGAGCCAGAAATTGAAGATAATTCAGATCTTCCTTTCTGATGAAAATATTTTGTAAAAATACTTCTGCTGGGCTTGTACCTCTTTATGACAGTGACTACGAAGAAAAACATAAGTTAAAAATTGGCGAGGTCTATTATTGTGATATTAAAAAACCACGCAACTATGAATTCTTGAAAAAATTCTTTGCACTCATTAGGTTGGGGACTGAGAATAGCCCCCTTAATATGCCACAAGAAGCATACAGGGCTTATGTAACAATGAAAGCTGGATATGCAGAAGTATATGAAACAGAAAGAGGAATGATGGTTTTACCCAAAAGTATATCTTTTTCTAATATGGGTGAAGATGAATTTGACAAGCTATATTTTGGTGTGTTAAACGTGATCGCCAAAGACATTGGCACAGATAAGGAAACTATTTTAGAAGAAATAACAAATTTTATGTAATATGAGAATAATCAGAATTTTAATAATAGTAAACACTTTAATATTGTTTTTTGGAGGTTGTGAATATAAGCAACCAGAGAAAGCACAGATTTACCCATTCACGGGGCAAAGTATTATTGTGAGAACCGTTAATGGGATAGATACTATCGGTGCTGTCGGATATGTCCACGACCATAAAGGAAGATTAACTATCCATACGTTGGCATATACAATGCGGATAGAACCGGCAGACACTTTGGTTTATAATAATTTTGGAAGAGATTGGTCTGATTCTCTGGATTGTATGATTTATTTTATCACAAAGCCAAGAAAGAAAATATGGTATTATAAATCAGCCTTAATAAGTTGGGGTGTAGAATGAGAACTTACAGCGAACAAAACTTTTTCAAAGGCAAGGCAAGTAGCTTCGAGAATCAAGGTAAGCCAGTTAGTGCCTTAGCACAGCTTTACCTTACAGAGATTAACGAAAACGGCGACTTTGAATTCTCACAGGGCTTTAGCGATATGCCTGGTGAGATTAAAAAAGAAGCAATCGATTTATACATTAACCGCTTTGATTATTTATCAAGGCATAAAATCTATGAACATTTGGAGAAGGAGAAATGAGACAGCTTCTTTTGGGTTTGCTATTCTTGGCCGTAGCTCGTTACTTTACAGATTTGGAGATGGACGAGAATTACAAAATACTTGCGATGATAGGATTGGCAGGATTTTTATATTTAACAATATATTTTATAAGAATATAAGTAGCCAAACCCCGATGGAATTTAGTAGTTTTGGCTATCTACAACAATAATTTAAGGAGATAGAAATGACCAGAATATTTAATGTAGAATTTGAATTTAACTTGCTGTGGGACGGTGAAGACTTGGGGCAAGAAAAGGACAATCTAAATGTTGTAGGTGATGATGGGAGAATAGCGATAACGGAAGCCGTGAAACAACTGTTTACGCCCCACGAGGAAGAAATAGAAGATGAAGATACGGGCGATATGAAAAAAGTGAAGGTTGATTATAATAGCATACGCCTTCTTGAAGTGAAACTTTTGGCAGAAGCATAGACCCAATAAATTTATCAAATAATGAAACTACTAATAATATTATTCCCGGTTAAGAAAGGTGCGAAATACGATGCCTAAAGACCCAGCATTCTTATTTTATTACCAAGATTTTTTAGTAGGCACGTCATTTTTAACAAACGAAGAAACTGGGGCATATATTAGAATATTAGCACACTTAGCCGATAAAGAGGTGTTGGACGAAGAACATATGATAAACATATGTATAACACAGAATATATGGGATTCTATTAAAAGTAAATTTGTAGTAGATAATGAAGGCAATTTTTATAATGAAAGATTAAGAGAAGAGTCTATTAAACGCAGGGAATACGCAGAAAGTAGAAGAAAAAACAGGTTAGGGAAATCAAAATCATATGATAAACATATGGAAAATGGAAATGGAAATGAAGATAGAATTAAAGAATTAAAGAATGATAAGAATAAACACAGGGGGGAGTTTTTTGAAAATCTTTTTAATCTCTATCTGTTAGAATTTGTTAATAAACTTTCTTTAGAGACTTGGAAAGAGTGGGTAAGTTACCGGCGGGAGATAAAAAAGAAGCTAACTAAATCTATGGCTGAAAAACAATTAAAGTTTTTAGTGCTACAAGGCGACCCCACTGGGTGTATAAACGAATCAATAAAGAATGGCTGGGCTGGCTTGTTCGAGTTAAAAAACAACCAATCAGTGAAACCGAAGATTGAGGGGACGGGCAGACGGGTGGCTTCGTATGAACAAACACAGAAGTTATTTAGGGAAAATGAAGAAGCATTAAAAAAACAAGGCAAGTGGGACGGGGCAATAAAAACAGAAAATAAAGAAAGCTAAAACATTTTAAGGAGATTAGCAGTGTGGCAAATAAACCGCACTGAAATTATGAACTTAAATAAATATTTTAATAACAAAAATGCCGAATCAAATAACTTGTCAGCTTTGAGTTGCTGGTTAGTTTGATTTTTGGCGGGAGAAATAAAATGCTACACTTAACAGCTTTAGAATTAAATTCTTTAGGGTTCAAACAAAAGATTATAGATGGTTGGGTTAAAATAAAATCATTAATTGACGAAGCGTCCTGCTAACGGTAGGGGCTTAAAGCGCAACGAGAAATCAGAGTAAATATTGAATTATGAATAACACTAAAAACATAAAAACCAAAACAAAGGAGACAACGAAAGTTGTCGACTTTGAAGCCTTTGTTAGAATTTTTTGGGCGATAATAAACCCAGTAATTTGGAGATTAGGTAGAAAGCATAAGTGGGTGAGAGACAAATATAGAAGGATAAGAAAAGGTAAGTATTTATGGGGCATTATGGGGGCTATTGTTGATTATGAATCATCAGATAATGCCGAGTGTAAACCAGACCCAGAATTTGAAAAGTATATGAAAAGAATTTTTGAATATAAAAGCCCAAAACAATTATAACGGTTGGCAAATAATGCGCAGCGAAGTAATTAAAATACCAAATCGGGAGACAGCTTTAGCTGTCGCTTTGATTTGATGGTTATAAAATTATTAGATGGAATAATAAAATGAATTGCCCAGAATGTGAAAAAGAAATGGAACAGATAGATACTACTTATTCTAATGTTAATACAGAGAGAGCGAAAAAAGAACAACACACTGGTAATATTTATAGATGCGATGACTGTGATTTACTTTGGTTAGAAAACTTATTAAATAATGGAATATTAGAAGCGTGGGCTTACTAATAATTTTATAACGGCTATCATCACTTGCCGCCGAACTTCAAAAATAAGGAAAACTAAAATGGAAAGCAAAACATCTTCCTCTAATTCAGAAGCGCAGACTGCTATAGGCGGTCAAGTGGATGAATTGGTTATACTGCGGAAAGGAAAATGGAATGATAAATTATTAAATAAATTAATAGAAGATTGGAAAAGTTTTGGATGGAGATTAAGACTTTTAAACCAAGATCCTGGTGATGAAAATTATCACCTTGCCAATATTGTCTTAAATCATTTAATACAGCACGAACCAGAAAAGTTTAAAGATATAAGAAAAAAACATTGTCTTACATTTAAATAAAGAGCAGTATAACGGCTAACATAAGCGGTGCGCTGTTTGCATCCGCTTGATGTATTTGTTATACACCGAAACGAAAGGATTGGACATGAAGCCATTAGACTTTATAAGAGTCAAAGAAACTGGTAGTATAGGTATGATAACAGAAGTTTCAACAACACAAGGGATTTATTCTGCATCCGTTGAATTTCTAAATTGTTTTACAGGAGAAAAAACTGCTTGGTGGAATGATGATGAATTTGAAATTATTGATAACTTACCAGATTTATTGGCAAGAGAATTAAAACATCCATTTGGAAATGATTCTTTACAACCATTCAAATAGGTGTATAACGGCAGGGGCTTAACCGGTTGTGAAAATAGAAAGGGATAAAATGATAATAACAATTAAAGACGAATTACCAGAAGATGAAATTAAACGTATTGAACAGGTTGAACTTAGTTATATGTACGGTGGAGAAAAAATGGGAGTTACTTATAATAATTTCAATATTAACAGTCCGGTTGAAGCCTTGGTTAGTTTGCCATACTATGAAGAAGATGGGATAACTATATACAACGCAGATTGCCGAATAATGATGCAAGCATTACGCCCAAGTTGGATTATTACCGATCCGCCTTATGGAATAAACTATGATGGCTCTGGATATAAAAAGTGGAGTGGGCAGAAACAGACTTGGGATAAAATTAAGAACGATGATGGATGTTATGATTTAGAATTTCTATTTAAGGCGGAAGGGAATAAGGTGGTTTTTGGGGCGGACAATTTTATAAACTTTATAACAAGTAAAGGAAGTTGGATAATTTGGGATAAACGGGTTAATGATAAAAACGATAAAATGTTTGGCAATCCGATTGAAATGGCTTGGAATAGTTTGGAGGGATTACACAAGATTTATAGGATACAGCACGGCGGAGTAGTTAACGCTGATTCGATTTATGGGAATAATGAAAAAAGAGTACACCCGACACAAAAACCAGTGAGGCTATTTTATAAAGTTATTGAAGATTTTACAGAGCAGAATGATTTTATACTTGACCCGTTTATGGGAAGTGGAACGACTTTAATAGCCGCACGTAAACTTGGGCGTAAGGCAACGGGAATTGAAATTAATAAAAAATATTGTGATATAGCAATAAGACGATTAAGCCAAATGGAAATGTTTTGAGAATAGGACAAACTAACAATAAGCTCACCTGCATCGCCTTGCGATGTCTGGTGGAGCGATAGTTAGAAACTATTTTAAGGAGTAAATAATGACAGGGAAAGAAATGTTAAAAATGTGGCTCATTGGGAATGCGGGGATAGAGCTTACCGAAGGGCTGATTGAAACCAAAGTCTATCAAGACCAGTGGAAATTCGGGCTTCATTATGAACCAGGTACTCTTTCTCGTTATTTCAGAGATGTTAGAGATAATTTAGGGAAGTTCACTTGTAGGGAAGTTGAAAACCGAAAATATAAAACCTGGATTGTGGTGTGAAAGAGAAAACTCACAAACAACTCATTAAGGACTTAGATGCGATTTACTCAAAGTACATTCGCAAGCAAGCCGTTTACAATAGTGAGGGATTGGCTAAGTGTTACACCTGCGATCAAGTCAAGAGCTGGAAGTCAATGGATTGCGGGCATTATGTTTCCAGGAGGATTTTATCAACGAGATTTTTCGAGAAGAATACAAAAATTCAGTGTAAAAAATGTAATGTTTTCAGTGAAGGCAATAAACCACGCTTTGCTATTGAACTCCAGAAAGAATACGGCAAGGGGGTGCTTGAAGAACTTGATAGCTTATCCCGAATATTGGTTAAGTATGATAGAAACAAATTACAAAATATGATATTTTACTATAAAAAGAAGTTTGAGGCAATATGAAAACAGCAGATTTAGATTACTATAAAAATGTAGCGGAGACTCAACAATGTATTTCAGTATTGATACCGGAATTGCTTGATTTGATTGATGATGTAGAAGCTGAGCGCAAGGAATTGCTTGGTTTGATTGATAAGATGATAGAAGAAGCTAAACCATATTTAAGAACAGGCAGAAAATTAGAAGCACAAATCCAGATAAATGTACTAACCGAACTTAAAAAGGAGATAAAAAATGTGGAATAACGCTAAAATAAAAAAATTGACCATACTTATTGCTGTTTTTGTAGTCTGTGTAATTTTAACAGTTATATTTTGGATATTGTAAAAGATTATTACAGAGTTAATAAAACCGACAATGCACGAAATAATAAATATAAGATGTGAGTTTTGTGGTAAACCAAGACAGAGCGATGGCTACCACGGTTTGATGGTTTGTTGTAAAAATCCTAAATTGACCGAAGCTGCAAGCGAGGTCAATGTTGATTTGCTGGTTAGACCTAAAATTGCGGAATGGATTGATAATAAAATAAGAAAAAATTTAGAATTTGAAGTATATGCCAGATTAGATGAACGTGATTGGGGAAGATTTAGAGGGAAGCAGGAATTATTGGATGAACTTAAAGAGATGATTGAAAGCAATTTTACGGTATAACGGCAGGGGCTTAACTTGCCGAGCATAAACATAGGAGATTAGAATGGATATAGAAAAAATAAGAGAAGAATTTTATAATGATTTTGGTGATTTGAAAGGTTTTAGTAAAAGCATTATGTGGAATTGGATAAAAACCAGATTGACCGAAGCTGCAAGCGAGGTCAATGTTGATTCGCAAGTTAGCCCTAAAATTGTGGACTTTGGACATTCTGATTTACCAAAAGAAGAACGTAATAGAATTATTCTACTTGCTATTGATAATACCATTAACCCCAAAAGAAAGATAACCTTTGAACAAGCAGATTGGTTACGGTTTATATCTGTATTAAGAAAAGAAGGCTGGAAAATTGTGAAGTGTTAGCAATTAAACCTAACGGTTAGGCAAATAACCTGCCTACCAAAATAAGAAGATATGTCTGATAAAAATGAAAATAATAATTCAGAACTGACCGAGCCAACAGGCGAAGGTCAGGTTGAGTTGCTTGTTATGTTGCGCCCGCTTCTTTACAAAATACACAATGAAGATTGTAGAGAAACTTTAGCAAAGCTACCGGCAGAGAGTATTGATTTAATAGTAACAAGCCCGCCTTATAATAAAAAGAGTGTGAACAGGAAATGTGGGAAAACTGATAGCTGGATGAAGGCGAATATAAATTATGGAACTTATAATGATGATTTACCAGAGAATGAATACCAAGAATGGCAAAAGAAAGTATTGAGGGAAATGGTGCGGGTGATAAAGCCCGAAGGAAGTATTTTTTATAACCATAAAGTTAGGATAATAAACCACAGAGCAATAATACCAACAGAGTGGTTAAATGAATTTAATATACGGCAAGTTTTGATTTGGGATAGGGGTAATTCGCCACAGATAGCACCTATCCGATGGCTACCAACGACAGAATATATTTACTGGATTACAAAAACAAATACACAGCCTAAATTTTATAAACGTTCAAAGCATTTAGCGGAAGTATTGAGAATATCTGCGAAACCCACAAATGACCATCCCGCACCGTTCCCTGAAGAATTGGTAGAAACGTTAATATTAAACACAACAGATGGAAGCGATGTAGTCTATGACCCATTTAGTGGAAGTGGGACAGCCTGTAGAGTCGCAGACAGATTGGGGCGGGCTTGGTTTGGGAGTGAAATATCAGAGAGGTATTGCTCGGTAGCTTTGCGGAATATAAAAAGTGATTTATTTACTAAGGCGACAACATAACGTACAAGCTAAACTGCAACGAAGCGAAAATCGAGGACACAGTAAGTTGTCAGATTTGAGCGGTTGGTTAGAAAGGAGATTAACAATGACTAAGAAAGAAGAGATAAATGGTAAGCTAAACAGTATTTTGTTTTCCGCCTATATCACAGGTAAAGAAAATGGGGATAACAGAACCTTTCACAAATGGGAGGAAGAAAACCAAGTATGCAAACTATTTCTTAAAGAGGTTGGACAATACGGTAGAGATGAAAGGGTGGATGAGTTGGATAAGATAGCAGAAGATTGTCCTAATTGTCCGAATCAAGGATGGTATGAAGTAACTGGCACATATATAAATCCCAATAATGGTGAACCAGAACCGCAACAAGAACAAGAACAATGCCAATTTTGTTATGAACAGAAAAATTCACGTTTTAATATTGAAAACAGAATAAAAGAATTAGAATGATAATGATAATAGCAATTAGCATATTCACAGCGATAGGTATTTGCACTTGTGTGTTGTTATTCTTTGGTGCTGTTGGTGAAATTGAATCAAAAGACTTAGAAAGGAAACATAAATGAGCATAAGAAAAATGGAAACTGAATTTGCTGTCATTTTTACGATTATCTGTTTAAGTGGATTGTTAGGACTGCTAATGTTCTTTGGTGTATTATGAAAACTTACCCTAAAATTGACACATATAGAGGGGAAGCGTGGACGGATGTTGTTACGAGATGGGGGGATATATTCGGCTGTAAAATTGAATTTGCTGTTAAGTGCTGCCCTGGTTGCGGAGAGAGTTGGCAGCCGATAGGAACGAGAAACAAAGGACACAAAAAGTATGATAAATTTGGGAAGGGCTGGGGTTTTGGCTTGGGGTTAAGAAAGGAGGTTTGTCCTGAGTGTGAAGAAAAAAGAAGCGAAATATAAAACAGGTACGATTTACACAATAACTGCAAAACGTTACGTTGACGGCAAAGACAAGGTTATGATCCGAGACATCAAGGGCGAAGATATCCAGAACTTCATAAAAGAGAAATTACAAAGAGCCAGACTTTTTTGGGTACACGAGAAAGATGGGTAACTTACACGCATACCCTTTTAACGAGCATAGAGGGGTGCTGACAGCACGAACACCCCCTACCCCCACTTGGCAGCTCTTAAATTTAACAGATTTTTCAAAGTCGCAAAATTAAGATTGCCCGATTCAGTAACGATTGACACCCCATTATAGAGCTTATCTGCCTTTTCACACGCTTCTTTAGGCGTTTTAGCTTCTTGAGGTGCTTTAATACACCCTGTTTTAGTTATAGTATGGACTGTGTATATCATTTCTTCACCTAATTTTTATTTATATGTTTAGACTCTTCTGCCCAATCCTTATGCGTGTAGTATTCGTGAGTAGATTCCATATTCTCTTTCGCTTTTTCAACAGCTACCCTCGCGACCCAGCCGACTAAGAAACCGGCAAAAGCCACACCTGCTAATATTATAATCAGTTCCATTTTATTCTCCTTTCGTTTTGTTGATGGTTTCTCTTAATCTTCTCATTGTAAAGCTATCTTCTTCATCTTCTCTCTTCCAGCTTTCTAATTGGTCTAACGCTTCCTCACACGCTTCTAACAGATCAGCGTTGATGCTTTCAAGCTCTTCAATATATTCTTGAGGTTCTTCATACCTTTTATGGTGGTATTCTTGTGCTTCTAATGAATGGAAGCTTTTGGCGCAACTATTTCTGCCACAAATTTTACAACTCATCTCTTCCTCCTATATAAAATAGTTAATAAAAATATAAAATAAGGTATATCGAATTTAAGATGTTTCATTCATTCACATCTATTGTAAAGTGACCGTTATCTGAATTATCCCCATCCATTTCGTCTTTACCAAGATAATAATTACTATCGACACTATCTAAACCTTTGGTTAATTCTCTGATGAAATCAACCATTATAGTCTCTGGCTCAAGTCTGCTAAGTGGTGTGCTATAGGATTGTTTTATCCCCCCAAGATGTCTTTTAGCGTCTTTTACTAAGTCATAGCCGTCCCAGTGGCTAAATAAAACAACGCTTTCATCCAGGTTGTTTTTGAAGCTGATTGATATTCGATTTCCCATTTTGTTACCTCTTTAGTTAGTTGTTTACTTATCAATTATTACTTTTCTTTTGCCATCTTCCCAAAAAACCGCACACGCCTTTATATCTTTTGGCTTTGGTTTATAGTCTCTAATTATTTTTGATATCTCAAGTTTTTGTAAAATCTTTTCGGCTTCTGCACGACCTAAAAAGTAATAGGTAGTTATTTCCTTTAGTCCCTTCTTCCGCCACTTTTTATCTTTGTGGTGGTAAATTTCTCCCTTTTCGTTTACTATATAATAATAAGTGAAACAGGGCTTAAAGCCAGCTTGATTGTTTCTAATTGAAAACACTTCACACCTCTTTTAGTTGTTAAAGAAAAATTGTTTTAATTCCATTTAGCGTTTTCATATTCCGGTAAATTGTTTATGATTTTGGAAGTGATTTGCTCAATCAGCCGATCTAAGTCCTGTACCCTGCTATCCTGTTCTAATATTTCCCCTTCTATTTGGTATCTTAGGCACTCAAGACTTTTTAACAGTTGATAAATGTTTGTTGGCTTACCCTTGTTGAAGTCGATTATATTGGTCTCAAGCGGTTCATTTTCGTTGTACCGTTCATTCCAGGAAATTATGTTTATTTCATAAAGCTTTTTTAACAAGCTTCTTATCCGGTTTGTATCGTTCCCGTTTTCATCAGGGAAGAAATAGCCATATTCTAAATAAGAATAAAGCATATTTTTGCTACCGTTTGTAAAATAATCGCCAGACTCTAAAGTTCTGCAAATATTCTCAATGGTTTTTGGCTCAATTATAAAAACACTCATTTTATTACCCCCCTGTCCCAGAACGGATCATACGCAAAAGGAATTTCAAAGTACATCCCCTCGCCTTCGATTTGTGAATGAAATTTAGTAACATTGTTTTTATATTTATAGCCATTTATTATTTTTTGGCTTTCTGGTGTTACTTTTACATACAGGTCTGATTCGTGGTTACTCAAATCAAAACCAGCTTTTTTTAATTGTTCGTAAATAGTCATATTATTCTCCTTCACATTCTATATATTGCTCCATATCGTGATAAGCAGTTCGGCAATATATTACGCTGTTTAGAGATTCGGCATTATAGCCGTTTATTTTAGTAATCAAAATCAGTTCCTCTTTTGTTGCGAACCCCATTTCGATTATCCAATCCCAAATTTCGTCTAAGTTTTCCATTTCCTTTTCTCCTTTATTATTAAAAAATTATATCTTATAAGCCCAATAAATAAGCAGTCCAGCCAGAACAAAAAGGGCTGGAATAATAATTGTGAGTAACATAATGCACCCTTATATTTAATGAATGGTTAATGGTTTTCAATTTCGTTTATTCTGTTTCTTGTATAATTAAGATAATATGAAAAATAATCCTCTAATTCATAAAGTGCGTCAATTTCTGTTAAAAAAACAACATCAGTTCCGAAAGTTAAATGTCTTCTGTCTTTTTGCACATCTAAAAGAGGGAAAAATTCATCTTCTCTTTTTTCTTCGAGCTTTATTACTTTGCGAATTGTATCTATATTGAGCCAATAATAACACATTCCGCTTTTCATATTTTTGACCCTAATCGTTTTCATTTTATACCTTTTCGTGATAATCAAAGGTGAGTAGTAAGAAATAAGCCAAATTTCCGTAAGTTGTATTTAGCTTAAACGATGCCTTTTCCCAAGCTACCGGCAAGTTGTTGCAGACAACACTAAATTGATTTATTATAGTATTGTCACCGTTGCGAACATTGAAAAAATACCGTTTCATTTTACTGCCTATTAAATAATGAATAATTAATGAAGTTTTTTAAGTCTAATTAAATCTGCGGTTATGCGAGCTTTAAGAAAAATTCTTTCTAATTTCTTTCTGTTTTTCTTTCTCCAAAGTCTTTCTTCTGCTAAATCTCTTTGTTTTTGTAAATTATATGCGTTTTTCATTTTATCACCTATTAAATAATAATTTATAAAAGTATTACAAGCTTAATGCCAAAGCATAAAACAGCGAAAACAGAACGGAAACAAAGTATAAAAACCGTGCCAGAGATTGGCAGGTAAATGTTACTAAAAAAACTTACCGATATGAGTAAAATTAACCGAAATAAAAGGGAGCAAAAAGAAAAACGAAAAAAAAGACGCTTGAGGGTTGACTCTTAAATTTATTATGCTTATGTTTGCAACCGTAAATAAAAAGGTATCTTGATCTACTCAGACTTAAAAGAAATATCTAAAATCGATAGTTTCGCATTTCTGCAACGCAACCAGCGAATTGATGAGCAATTTCCAGAGCTGCCACTTTTTACAATCACGCATCCCTCCAAAACAACTAAGCAAGATAAATTAAAAATAGATAGAATAATTAAAGAATTTTGTAAAAAACAAAAAAATAGCCGGCTATAAAACCGGCTGAATGTTCTTTTAAATAATGGTTTCACCAAGTTTTAACAAAAAACTGTGTGATTTTAAAGTCATTAGGGGAAACATTAAATAAACGAGTTTCTCCCATTGTACCGTTAACCATTAAGCGAAGTTGCTTTTGTGGTTCAAGGTACATAACAGAAGTTACTTCATAAGTTTTACCGTCATATTCAACTTTTGAAATAACTGGAGTGTCCAAGTTCCGCATTTCAACTTGTAGATTGTAAAATGATCTGTAGTCTATTGATATTTGCATTTTATTAACTCCTTATTAAATGGATGGATTAAGAAAGTTTTTTATAATTAGCATAAACAATAAACCTTGCAGATTGATTATTATCTAAACATTGCCGAATAAGAATGTTTTTAAGCTTTTTAGATAATTTCATTCTATTAACAGTATTTATAATTATAAACAAACTGCAAAAACATACAAATTAAACTAAATTACAATAAAATAAAACTATGCCAAATAAACAAGTAAAAATTACAAGTAATAACTACAATCTAAGTAATAATTACATTAAGCAGTTACACTAACAATGCCAGCACATAAAAACAATAAATATGCAAGCTTTAACAACTTAGAACGGTTTAAAAAAAAAGAGACTTAGTAAAAAAAGAGCTAAACTCATTCAGGGGTAAACGCTTGATGGCTCAATTCAACCAGTTAAGAATATTAAATCAATCGGATATACTTACTAAAGATCAATGGAAACAAATTGCAACAACATACAGACCTAAATTGAATACAGGAATAGCAGTAAATAAAGCTAAAAACTTCCTAAAAAAGGATGAAGTTAAAACTCTGGTTGATGGAGACCTCAGACAGATTATGGAGGTTAATGGAATCAATTTGCCCTTTATTGTGAAAGAACAGAAGGAATTGCTTGAATTAACGAAAGAAAACAAACAATATGCAGTAACACAAAGAGTAATTGAAGGGCTAAAGAACGACTTAGGGCTCAACACTAAGGTAAAAGTAACAGAAACACGCACACAAAACAGCAATTTAGCGGATAACTACCAGAAAGCAGTAAAACAAACCAAAAAAGTAACAATAGAGACAGAGCAGAGCACGGCAAACACAGAAACGCAGGACAATACCACAAATGAATAGTGCTAAAACTATCAAAAAACACGGCAGAATAGAAAAAATACTGTATTTTAAGACTGTATTGACAGAGTGTGAGTGGTTAGAGGCACAACAGCGAGCTAAACAGCAGTTAAAAGAGGGTGTTGAGTGGCTAAATAGTGCGATTAGTAAGAGTTTTCACGGGTAAATAGAATGATGGACGAGAGGATGATGAAAGTTTTCAACGAAAAGAGATGGGTAGGCACCCCGAATGAAGGCACCGGCATAAGCTGTGAGAGAGAGGCATAAACTATACAACTATTTTCAGAATCATATAAAACAGCACGTTTAATACAGGGTATTTCTCCTGAGAGGTGGGTTCAGATAGAAGGTCACCCAAATTACAGCGTAAGTAACTACGGAAGAATTCGCAGTTCAAAAAATATTTTTAAAAAAATTTCCATAAGAGAGGGCTACCCACACGTAAGTCTTTCACGGGATGGCAAGAGAAGGCGCATCCCTGTCCATCGGTTAGTCGCACAAGCGTTTATTGACAACCCGGAAAATTTAGCGACAGTCAACCACAAAAATTTTGACAAAGAGAATAATTGGGCTTACAATTTAGAGTGGATGAGCATAAAAGACAACGTACTACATTCTTATAATGCCGGCAGGGGGAGGGCGATTAAAATCACTAACGGTTGTCGTATTTGCACGAAATGTAAAGAAATGAAAAAATTGGAGTTATTTTCGAAGACTTCTACATAAACAAACCAAAGAGGAATGAAGATGAAAGACAGGGAACTTATAAAAAAATTACAGGAAGAGATCAGGGAGCTTAAAAAACAATTACCGCTAAAAACTTATGTTGTAAAATTGCAAAACGAAGATGAAATAGAAATACAGGCACACGGGTTTAATTGGGCAGACCATAAGGTAACTTTCTGGGTTCACCCTTTCGAGGAGATAGCTTTTTTTAACAACCCCGTATTTGTAAAATGAACATAACGGCGATAGAGAGAAAAATATATAATAAGGTCAAGTATCTTCAAATACCCGAAGACGAGCTTACTTCTGTAAATTTTGGAGAAGCGGCGTTCCGGGCGGGTCAGTTAGATATGGCGAAGCTTCTGATGAGTTTACGTAATGGCGAGTTATCAGAAGAACAGGTAAGGATAGAGTTAGCGAAGCTGGACAGTGTAGAGGCGGTAAATTGACTATGCCGATTTATGAATACATCTGTGAGCAGTGCGGGCACAAATTTTCTCTAATGTTCTATGGGAGACGTTTAAAACCCAAGTGTCCTATTTGCAGGGGTAAAGTTAAGCAACTATTTTCAACCTTTAATACTAAGCCGAGTCAGGTACAGAGTTGAACTACATAATAGAGAGTAAATTCTCAATAGGAGACATAGTAACTCCAAAGTTGAATACCGAGGACAAGTATTACATAATAGGATACGAGATATTAAGTGCGGACAAGGCAGGGAATGTGAGTAATTTTGTAGCAAAATGTTCCAGTGGCACGGGGAATGTGATAAATATGTACGAATACGAATTAGAATTAAGAGAACCAGTTGAAAATTGACCAAAGATGAAGGTATGGATTTCAAAAAAATAAACGATTCGAAATTTTTATATAAGTTTAAATTCCAATTTATAGACAAAGAAATGGGTTTCAGAAACATATATTCAAACAAATATAACGTAATTGCGAATAATTTTAACGAGGCACTGGATAAGGTTGTATTTAGAGAAGGCGACAGCGAAGTTCTTGACATTAAAAGCGTAACTAAGGAATACTTGAATAACTTTGAAAATTAGAATGATAGCACCTTCGGGTGAAGAATACACATTCACAGAACCTAAATACGTCAAAATTGTCGTTGAGGAGGGAGATAGGGAAGTAATCTATTGGTTTAAGCACGCAAGGAAGCGCAGAGACCCAGTAGAAGGGTGGTATATGAATAAAGAACCGGAGAAATTATAATGGCGAAACCAGCAAGAAAACGAAAGAAATTACCAGATTGGGTTATTGACCCTGATTTCGTCCAACCCACGAAGTCAACCAGAACTTTTAAGAAAAAACGAGTTACGGGTACTAAAAAGAGTCAAACCAAGTGGTCTGGTCGAACAAAGAATAAGGCGAAAAGGGATGTGTTAGGGCAATGACACTAACTAAAGAAAATTTGGCGGAAGCGTTTTTCGGGGGAATAAACAGCATTCACCACGAAAGACAATTTTTTGCAGAAACAGAAATAGGAATATTAGAGTTTATACTTAATTAAGAAGAAATGAAGCCCAGGATAAAGATAAGGCGGACAGACCCCATTAAGAGTCCATTTCGGTTTCTTGATATGGACGGGGAATATTTAGATTTTGATTTTTTGTCAGAGGAGGAACAATTAAAAAAATTAACTGAGTGTCTGGGATTTTTAGAATGCAAAACCCTAACAAGGAAAGAACTTAAAGAACAATATAATATAGAATAACTTTTAATTAAAATACATAGCAAGGAAGTTCCCAATTTGGGAACTATTAACCAAGCAGAAACCCAGAGTCATAGGACTTTAAGTTTCTGCTTTTTTTATGACAGACAAATGCAATTAAGCCCAGAAGAAATAAAACGGGAATTAAAGAACGATTTACTATTGTTCGGGAGAACGATAAGCCCCGCAGCTTTCGGGCTACCTTCCCCCGAATTCCATTGTGAATTAGCCGACTTATTTATGGACAGGGCTGAAACAAGAATAGCGATAGAAGCTCCTCGTGGATATGCGAAAAGTACGCTTTGTATTTTTACTGTTCTACATCATCTGATGTTTGACGAGGGGAGTAAGTATGTTGTTATCCAGTCTAAAACACAAAGGGAAGCTAAAAAACGTCTTGGGGCGATAAAAAATATAATAGAATATTCGGGAGCATTTAGAGAGTTATTCGGATATATGGGTATGCAGGTGGCAAAGACTTGGAGAGAAGATTCCATTGTGCTTCCTGATGGCAATACGATTGAAGCTAAGGGATACGGACAGCCCGTAAGAGGTGGTTTGAGTGAGGATTGGGCGAGAGTTACACTTTATTATCTGGATGACCCCGAAGATGAGGATAACACCAAGACTAAAGACGCTATGGAGGACAATCTCAAGAAATTCTTATCAGCAATCCCTGGTTTGGAAAAGAAAACAGGCAGGTGCATAGTAGTAGGAACTCCGATAAATCAAAGTTGTCTTGTGGAGAAATTAAGAAAGATGGGCGGTTGGGTTTTCAAACACTATCAAGCCGTTAACGAAAAAACCAAAGAAGTCTTGTGGGAAGAAATGGAAACCTACGAGGAGTTAATGCGGGAAAAAGAAGACCACATTTCTATCGGCAAGGTTTCGATGTGGTATTCTGAAAAGCAATGTATTATCACCGGGGACGAAGATGCTTTATTTGAAGAGCAGGACATAAGATGGTGGGACGGATACCTTAAAACTGAAGGCGAAGATTCATTCCTTCACATCACTCACCAGAACAGACGTAAAAACGCAAATAATATTTGGGAAATGATATTGTTAGAGAACGAGCGGGTTATTCCCGTTAATACATTTATCGGCGTTGACCCTGCTTCATCTGAAAGAAGGGGTGCTGATTTTTCTACCACCGTTCCGATAGCTTATGATGAACACAAGAATATTTATGCGCTTCCTTATTATGAAAAGAGAGTGCGCCCTACCGTACACGCAAGGCAGATACAGGATAAATTTTTAGAAATAAGACCCAAAAAAACTTACATAGAATCAGTTGCTTACCAGGAATCATTAAGAGCTATGATGAGAGAGTGGATGGAAGATACTGATGAATATATACCGGGCATAGAGAAAAGATGGCAGCCGAGGCAGGAGAAGAACGAGAGGTTAAGCGAACTTCAGAGATTTACAAAGAGCAAGAGATTGCATCTCCAGCCGGGTATGAACCGGTTATTAGATGAGATGCTGCTGTTCCCAAGGGGTAATAAGAACCTGTTAGATGGTTTGTGGTATGCCACAAGGTCTTTAAGAGTGCCTGACCACAGTACAGCAGGCGAAGAAGATGACGATAAATATATGGCAATACAATACTACCAAACTCAGGAATCACGCTGGATGGCAAAATGAAAACAACATATTGTCCAGATTGTAAGAAAGACGTAATCACAAGATACAGATTTTTAACGAACTGGTGTTCTGTTTGTGACAACCCCCTGACAGAACCGATAAAACTAAATCTCCGTTTTATCAAGGAAGCGGGGAAAGACGAGAGACACGCAAAAATGGCGAAAGAATTTGAAAGGTTCGAGTGATGGCTAAAACGCAAGTAAAAAGCAAAGAAGTCCAGAAATCAGAAGATATACTCGCAAGGTATAACCAAAACGACAGGTCTGAATGGGCTGACCAGGCAGTTGAAGACCGTGATTACAAAATGAATTGTTCGTGGGAAAAGGCTGATGCGAAGTCTATAAGGGCAGCCGACCAGATGGTTACTAAGGATAATGAGATTTTACCTGCTATTGATTTGATGGTGGCTATGATAACCGAGAACAACCCAAGGTGGGTATTTTCAGGCGCAGAACCTTCTGATAGCGGGGTAGCTTCTGCTATTTCGGATTTACACGCACATATATGGAAAGAATCTAACGGGACGTATATAAATGAAAGAACCGTCACCGATAACGAAGACACAGGCACGGGTGCTTTCCAGGTATATATAGACCCTTACGCAGATTTCGGCAAGGGGGAGATTAAAGTAGCGGCTCTTGACCCTCTTGATATATATATAGACCCTAATTCTAAATTGCCCGACTCAAGCGATGCGTCACATATTATAGTAAAAAAAATCCTCACAGAAGAACAACTTGAAGAGGACGGTATCAGCAAAGAAGGGATGGAGATGATGGGCGGAGACGACCACCCCACCTCTACGTTAGAAAAAGCAGACGGACAGGTACAGTATCCTGAATTAACCGAGATCAATACCTACGAGGCGATAGACAGATATACAAAAATTAAAACAAAAAGATTCCACGTTTTCGACCCTATAAGTGGATATGAAAATACATTCACAGAAGATGAATATAAAAACTATGCACAAGAACCCGCAGTTATAATCGTAAGGGCGGGAGTGGAAAACTATGAAACCAGACCTTTCAAGGTCAAGGAACTTATCCAGTTGGCACAGCAATTTAATGGACTTTTCCATCAAATAGTTGACCCGACAACAGGGGAGATAGTTCCTATGGCTGGAGCGGAACACGGGGGGAGTTCCGTTGCCGGCTCTACCACGCAGCTTATTGTAACGACCAAGACCGAGTTGATAGGCAGCGTTATAAAGGTTGACTTCCCGAAGATTCCGAGGATTAAAAGAGTTTATTCGATAGGGGGTAAAGAGATAGTAAATGATATAATGCCTATCGAGGATTACCCTATTGTCACGTTTATGCTTCACCACCAGCGTAATCCATACCCGATGAGCGATATACGATTAGTGAAGTCGAAACAACAGCAACTTTGTAAAATATCTTCATTGATTATAGCTTATAACCAGAACATAACTAACGTAAAGGGTTTCTACCCCGAAGGCGGGAAGTTAGGCAAGGAACTTGAAAAACGTGGAGGTAAGGCGGGGGCACAATGGTTTGGGTATGATGCAGACGTGGAGAAGCCGCCGTTTATAATCCAATTAACGCAGATGTCAACTGCTTTGTATGAGGAGAAAAGACAACTACAAGAAGAGATAAGACATATTATAGGAGCATACTCAACCCTCCAGGGTGATAATCAGAATGCTCCGAGGACAAAGGGCGGTACTCAGCTAATTGATGAGTTCGGACAACGCAGAGTAGCATTAAAGAGGAAGAGATTAGAAAGTGCTTTAAACCAAACAGCTAAAGTTATATCTCAAATGATACCAAAAACTTACACTGAAGAGAAGGTGATAAGGATAGTAGCACCGAACCATAAATCAAGGTCTGTTGCTTTCAATCAAAGGCATCCTGAGAACGCTTCACAGATTATAAATGACCTTTCAGTAAGGTATGATGTTGAATGTATCTCAAGCTCTACCTTACCGACTAATAAAATGCAACGCTTTGATATGATGAACACCGCATTCCAAACTGGTGTGATAAGAGACAACACCGCAGTTATACAATATATGGACGTACCTGATGTTGAGTCTTTGATTGAAAGAGAAGATAAGATAAGACAATTCGAGCAGGCACTTCAGCAGGCACGGGAAGAGATTAAGAAACTTCAAGGCGACCTTCAGACAGCAAACAGAGCCGAAGTACAGTCACGTAAGAAAGTAGAGGTTGAGAAATTCAAAGGTGGCTTAGACCAGCAGAAGAACAGAGTCGAAAGAGATGTTATGGTGACATCACAGAGGTTAACAGACGAAGTGAAAAAAGCAAAAGAAGACAACAACAGCGATAAAAATAAGGGGAAATAAATAATGGCAACAACAACTTTTGATGCGTTGAAAGCCGCATTAGACAGAACAAACGTGGGTTACGAAACAAGTTTGGGAAAATCAACCGTAGTCTCAACTGATTATTGTGTTTTAATGGATACCAACAACCAAGTTAAATTAGGATTGGTAACTGATGTGGTAGGCGACCCTGACCATAATCTGGCGGGTGCTACGACATTAACTGGTGCTGTCACAATGGTCGGGGCTTTAACCCACGATGTTGATCTTGGAACAACTTGGGGAGCAGGTCTTATTGGTACTGGCGTTGCGCCTAAAGCATACCGTAGAACAGAAAACGGTGTGATTATCACTACATATAAGATTGATCTTACTGGTCTTACAGCAAAGGGAACTGACGATGATTGTATTGGTCTTAAGGTTGGCGCCGCTGATTCTTACTTTGATCAATATACTATTGCTACTCATGGTGTTCTTTTCAAAACTGAGATGATCTGTGTAGAGACTCTTGCGGGTGCAGCTACTGTTGAGGTTGATTTATCGGCTGCTGCTGCTGCAAAGGAATATGATGAGGCTGTTGGAGATAAGTTCCTTGATTCTGGAATTACTGCTGCTGGTCAGAGTGCTGTCGATCTTGTAAATACTCCTACTGCGGATCATTATTTACATATTGTTGAGAGTGATGATGTTGGTGATGACAGCGTATTTACCGCTGGTCAGTTGATAATTATACTTTATGGACACCCCGTATTAACATAGGGGTTTTTAACAATAAATAGTGGTTAACCCGCAAGGAAATCACGAAAGGGGAAAATTATGGAAAATCAAGATGTGAACTCGATTGATGATACATCAAACGAAAACAACACGTTACCTGATGACCTGTTTGAAGAAGTTTCTCTCGAAGAAAACCAGCAACCGACTCCTGAGAGTCATATAGCTGATTCTTCACCAGAGAACACAACGATAGAAGAGACCCAGCCACCGGCTGGGCAGGAAGAGGATATTCCAGATAAGGAAAATCCCGATTCTTATAAATATTGGCAGGGAGAGGCTGATAAACGGAAAGCCGAGTTAGAGTCTTTCAAAAACCAATACGCCCAAGATAAACAAGCTTGGGATAACGCACAGAGGGAGATTGCTTCTGTAAAAGAGCAATTAAACCCGCCAGTCGAACCTGTGCTACCGCCTGAATTAAGGGACTCATACGATGATCCCTTAGACGAGGTGAAAGACCTGAAGGAGAATTTAAGATACGTTCTTAAAGAAACCCAAGGGATGAGACAGGAGTCGGCACAAGAAAAACAAGTAAGGAAAAATCAAGAGGAAGCTGCGAGATTCAAGGCTTACTCTCTTGGTGAACTCCAAAAACAACCGGGGTATGACTTAGAGAAAGCTAACAGGGCTTTGGAGTGGTACGGTAAATCACGAACAAGCCCAGAGGAATACTATAAAGATATAGCAATGGTTTATAGTATTATCGAAGGTCAGGCTCCAAATAACAGAGAACAAGAAATCCAGCAAAGGGTTAACCGGCAGGGTGAAACTCTCCCCTTGGGGGTAAAGACATCTGAAACCGAAACCAAAAAGAAAAGTGACGATATCGAGTTCTTTGATGATATGAATACAGAAAATTTTGGAAATTATTAAAGGATTAAAAAATGGCTTCAGCAACAGCCGCAGTTCGTAATTTATATACGGGGACAACTTCGGGGGTTCTCTACACGGACAGGCGAAATTTCTACTTAAAGCCAAGTAAGTATGCGGAATTATTTCCTAATGTAACACCGTTCTTAACTTTCACTATGAGAGCTAATTTCAGGACAGGATTACAAGACCCAGTATTTAAGCTCTTCGAACACAGAGCACCATTCGAAAGAAGGGTGATGTCGAATAACGGCTCAACCGTTACTATCGCAGCCGCCGCAACAGGCGCCGCAGCAGAATCATCCGCCGTAACAGTTGATGGTTTCACAGGTCTTAATCCCTCCACAGTGGATGCAAGTTGGGAAGGGTATCAATTTGAAGTTTGGGATTCAACTGGGACAACCTTTAGGGGCTTATGTATAGTCTCTGAAGGTACTGGTACGAATACACTTAAATTCAAGAACCTTGGCAAAACTGCGATAGCGACAGTCGATAATGACTTGTTTATCCAGAAAGGTCAAGCAACCGAGGAAGGTGTTGTATCACCGGCTGCTAACTCAGATGAATTAGTAGTTGTGTTCAACCAGGCTCAAATCTTCAGAACACCATTAGAAATAACAGGCACGTTGGCACAAGCATCCTTGAGGGGTGCAAACAAAGACTTAGCGAGACTAAGACGAAACAAAATGCAACTACATAAAGTTAACCAGGAAGGTGCGTTCTTGTGGGGCGAATCTCCATTAGGGACAAACTTAGATGCCTCATCTGATACGTTCAGCGACTTGGATAAGCTGGTAAGAACATCAGGTGGGAAACCTGTCAGGACTACCACGGGGGCAGCTTCGGCGGTAAGATTATACGGTGCTTCTACGGGAGATATGAAATCTTATTGGGCAGGTATCAGCAAGGCAACTGATACCTATGATGACTTCGTTGATAGAATGGAAATTGCATTCCAGTATGTACCTAACAGTGGCAGGAAACCCTGCTTTGTGGGTGGTGGTGTTATGTCGCATCTTGCTAAGAAGGCAATGGAAAAGAATTCCGGTTGGGCTATAAATGTGTCCGACAGCCGTAAGAGTGATAGTGGGTTCGATATTAGAGAACTTATAACACCTCACGGTTCGTTAGATTTAATTTATACTCATTCATTCAAGTACGAGCATAAAAATGATATGCTTTTAATTGACCCGGCTAATATTGAGTACGTCCAGTACAGACCAAGTGCATTCAGAGCCAATATCAAAACTGATGATGGCTATGATGGTATCAAAGATGAATATTTCTCTGATGCCGGGCTTGGTATAACTAACATCAAATCTCATCAACTAATGATATACAAATAGGAGGGTGAGAATATGGCTTGGAAATTAGACCCGAAAGGGGCAGTAGCGGGTACTTTCAACGAAAGTGACAACTACCCAACGATGACAGAAACTGTTACATTGGGCGGGACAGCAGACTCGGTAAGATATAGTTCTGCTTTTGCAGTCCCCCCAGGTAGGGGATACAGTGTTATAAGTAACACATCAGCTACGGATACATCTGATTCAATATCTGATTGGTTATATGTTAGTTGGGATAATACTACTTTCGTACAGCATAGGAAACTAAGGGACTGTAATTATGCAGATGACACAGCCCAAGGGACTTCTTATGTAGATTGTGACGCAACCAAACGAGTAAGGTATGTAGACCCTGCTCATTGTGGTCCATTCCCTTATATGAAGATTGGTTTGATACAGGGTGGTATTGAATCAACAGGTATGACGATAGGTTTAGCCGTTACATTAGGCGAACGACCAAAGGGAAGTTTCAACGAATAGTGCTAAACGGGGAGGTTAAAGCCCTCCCCCTTTATATGGAAAAAATATTTTGGATAGATAAAAAAGGCAGGATTATCTCAGGTGACACGCATACTAACCTTGTGTTACAGAGAGGACACCCCGATATGCTGGGACTAACTGCAAGAGAATACGCTATCGAAAGTTGGGATTGGATAAGATGCAGAAAAGAACCTAACGCAAGGGGTGGTTACGTGGTAGAGGTATGGGAGCATACCCCATCTACGAGAAGAAGATTAGAGAACGTGTTCAAAGTAGGGCAGGTTGTGGAGTTGGAAAGTTTGAAAAACAAAAAGATGAAGACGGTTGTATTATAACGAAAAACAAATGATAAAGGTTAATCACTTATCACAATATTATCCATTATTTAAGGATAAGACGGTAGTTGATATAGGATGCAACGCAGGGGTGATAACAGAAAGAATAGCAGAATACGCAGAAAAAGTTTACGGTGTAGAAAAAGACATTAAATGGGTAAGAGAAACACCCAAAGACAACATAGAGTATGTGAACCTTCCGATAGGAGAGTTCCTTATGAGAGGGTGCGATTATAATGCGGCTTATGCGTCTTGTGTTTTATACTATCTAACGAATGCAGAAATAAATTTAATAGAAAAAATATTATTCCCTAAGTGTGATTTGATAATGTTTGTTAGTTACGAAGTCAAGCCAGACTTAGGAAATAATGGTTTATTCCTTAGTAAGTGGCAGAATATAAATAACTGGTTACAGAAAAACGGATTCAAAACAGAAGTAAAGGACGATCATCTTAAATGGGCGACAATAATAGGGACGAAATAGAACTAAAAATTAGTTTTGTAGTCGTGGATTCACGTTCAGACAAACACCCCGAATGGGTGAGTGTTTGTATTGAGTCGATCCGAAAGCAAAATATACCGGTAGAGCTTATAATAGTTAATAACGTAGGCAGGAAGAAATCCATAGGCGAGTGTTATAATCGGGGAGTTCGAGAGGCTAAGTGTGATCTGGTAGTCTTCGTAGGAGATGATGATTATGTGAGTTTCGATTACGCTGAGATTTTATGGCGATGGTTTAATGATGAAGAAGTTAAAAAGAATAATGTAGTCAGGGTATCGACTTGTATGACTGCTTTCGATGAAGAAACGGGGAACAGTTTCCCCTTACAAAGAGAATCTACGGGTTGCTGGAAGCGTGACTATTTGTTAGAACATCCTTTTAATGAAGAATTGGAAAGCGGAGTTGACAGGGAGCTTGTAGAGGAAACGCAGAAGCGAAACGATATGATGGTGTCTATAAATTATTATCACGGATATTTTTATAGAAAACACGAAGATTATTCTTGTGCGGGTGATTTGATATTCAAGTTACCAGATGAGCCACCCGACTATTACTTTGTTTCCTCCAACAGGATATTCTTAAAACCCATTACCGATAGGTTAGAGAATGTATTTGTTGATGGGGGCTTCAATCCGAAGTTCGCCGAGAAAGCGAAGGTAGTTTGGGTTGAGTGGGCTAATAAGAAAGCCATTGATGTATCACACGCCAAATTAGATGCGGTTAAGATTTTAAGAGCACACGCATTTGAAGCGTTTACAGAATACGCACACGAAATAAACTGGAACGGATTTGATTATGTGATATTTATAGACGATTACATCAAAGATTATGTGGAAAGACAATTCGGCAAAGTAAATGGTGCAGTGGTTATGCCTAATGGGGTTGACTTAGAAAAGTTTACGCTTCCGAATGATTTCCGAAAAAACAACAAAATAGCATACGCAGGTTATCTAACGAGAAAGAAGGGCATAGGAGAACTTCTTTTATTAGCTAAATCATTCCCTGAGTATGAATTTCATTTAGCGGGGAAGTATCAGGAGAACGATATAGCAGATTGGTTTAATCATAAGAAACCCGACAATGTATTTATCTACCCGTGGCAATACGAGGAAGCTATGAATGAGTTCTACCAAGACAAGACATTCATCTTAAACACCTCAATGAGAGAATCGCAAGCTATGACGTTGATGGAAGGAATGGCTTGCGGATTAAAACCTTTGGTGGCAGATTGGATAGGAGCTAAAGAAATATATAACGGTGGGGTGTACCAGAATATACAAGAGTTCGGGGAACTTTTAGAAGGTTCATATGAGCCAGAAAAGTATAGAGAGTTCGTGAAAGAAAATTACGACTTTGAAAACACATATAAAGAAATTGAAAAATTATTAGAGGCTAAATAATGGCAACATTTGGAGAGTTAGTGCAGGACAGAGTTGGGACTTTCTCAAACACCGACTTATTAGACCACGCACTTACCGCAGCCGGGAGGATAGTCATAGACCACCTATTTATGAAGTATGGTGAGAATAACTTCAGATTAGAACTCTATTATACTGACAAAACAGATTCAGACGGCTCTACCGGGATAGCTGTAACTGGTGGCAGGGTTATAGGCGCACATAAATCAGGTTACAAAGCAACTAAAATAGATTATAAAGACAAAGCTCTGTTTAGTCTTGCGACTTCGATTTATAACGCAGTAGCAACAAGCCCTGTATATTATTTAGAGAAGACCAAGGGTTACGTATTACCGGGTGGTGGTACTTTAAATTGGGTAGCTTACCCCACAGTAGGAAACGGTGATAGTGCAATATCAAATTTCCCACCCGAAGGTTATCCCGTTGTGGTGTTATATGCCTCTATCCAGGCGCAGATGGCGATTATACAAACATTAGTAGCGACTACAATGAGTGGTATAACGTGGGCGGCTGTAACTGACGTGGCTACTGTACCCTCGGCGCCCGCATTTACTTGGACAGACGCAGTAATAGGGACTTATACAGCGACTACGTTAGGGACTACGGCAACAGTACCTACATATACCAAGCCAACGCAAACATTTGATATGACGCAATTCGAGACGTTCCTTGAAACCAGCAAAGACGTTGAGCTTGCCCAGGCGCAATTAGGAAGATTAAAGAATGAAATAGAAGAATATCAATTAGATATTCAGAATGAGTTGAATGAGTTTAATAAGGAAATGGCTGCTTACCAAGGCGTTATACAACAGGAAATCGAACAGGCAAGATTAACACAAAACCAAATATTAAAATTAGCTGAAGACACCACTGAATTAAATAAATTCAACGAGTTAAAGACACTTGAAGAGCAGATAGCAGAATATCAAGGTGATTTAGGAAAATATCAAGGCGATATACAGGATTATTCAGCGAAGGTTAATGAAGAAGCCCAGAGAGTGAACTCGTTAGTAAGCCAATATTCATCTATGGTACAGCCTTATCTGTCGGTTTTAGAAAGTTTAAGACAAGAATATACAACCTTGCTGGAGACATTATGACAACAATAGAAATGATAGATTCTGTTAGACAACTTTTCCCTTCAATAGGGGAGACGCAGATTGTACTTGAAATAGACAGGGCGCAGAAGAAGTTTTGCAGGAAGACTAAAGTGCTTAAAAAAGTAGGTTCTTTAGCGACCTTAACATCTAAGGCTTATTGGGATTGCCCAAGCGATTTCGTTGAATTATACGAAGTGGAGTTATACGACTCAGCCTATGCGCCCTTGAATAAAGTAGATGAAGATTTAGATTGGTATATAGACGGACAGACAACTGCGAGCAAGTATATCGGGCAGTTAAGATTTTATTCCACTAACGGGACTGAGATAAGCACAATACCTACCTCCATATCATATATTCTCACAAGGTATGCAGTAACCCCTACTACGTTAGCGACAAGGGCAACGGCGTTAGAAGTAGTAGAAGACGACCAGACTGAGGGGATATTTGCACTTGTGCTGGAAAGTTTTTACGCAAGAACGCCACAACCGTTAGGAGTTGACAGAGGCGGCAATCCCGTAATGGGTATCAATTTCAACGCAGTTAAATACTGGGCTGCCAAAGCAAAAGAAATAGAAATAGACACTAAAAGATGGGTAAACCAGAAGGACTCTACACCAAGAGAGGCAACTAATTATCAACACGCAGGTATGTATTCGTTACCCAAAGAACATACAGATGCCGTTTTAGTGGCGGCAGCAACGAGCTGGACGTAATATGCCAAGAGAGATTATAAGTTTAACAGAATTTGGCGGGATGGTAACAAATCCTCAATCGGAAGACATTCCGCTTCACACGGCTGAATGGTCAGAGAACACCGACCCGAATTATAAGGGGAAGTTGATAGGGATACCTGCGAATGGGGCTGCATATCAAGCCAGTACAGATGAAAATGGTGATGTTGAAATACCAGACGTATATGAGGCAAGTTGGATAAAATATAACAGACCGAATGTAACAGAAGGCATAGACGGTGCTACAAACGCCAGCCCTATTGTTATTACAACTTCTTCTACACATAATTTAGTTACGGGAGATAAGGTTGTTGTAGAAGACGTAGCCGGGAATACTGCTGCCAATGGGACTTGGAGGATAACCGTTGTTAGTTCGACAACTTTCTCTTTAGATGGTTCAACTGGTAATGGAGTATACGTGGGGGGTCTTGACACGGCTACTTATACGGGAGGAGAAAAGTGGGATTTAGTTTATATAGATAAGAGCGATAACGATATTACGGTTATAGAAGATTTTTATAATAGTGGAGAAATATACAGGACTTTCAATGATATGGAAACCACAGGTATAGTCCCTGAATGTGTAAAAACATTTAATAACCAAGCAAATATAGGTTGTGGGACTGCTGATAGGAGCAGAGTAATCCATAGGTTAATAAGCAATAAGAATTTTTTCAATAGCGATAAAACTGCTTTAGCTGGATTAAAGTTAGAGATATACGGCACTCAGAACTTAGGAACTTCGCCGGGTGGCGTTTCGATCGCTATCGCAGGAGGCGGTTTACAAGCAGAGGGTAGCGGATTTTTCCAAGCCGATATATTATACGCTTGGGCTGTAAGTTATGTATATGACGGAGTGCAGGAAAGCGATTTATATTTTAACAGCTATGATGTGAACGATTCAGACGCTGCGGCTTCTTCTACTGCGACCTTAACGGTAACGGTTGATGGTGCTGACGCTGACCTTACTGTAATGGACAGGCGGATTACGGGGGTGAATGTTTACAGAGCAGAGTCGTCTGATGGTATAAAGCAAAACTTAGGTTTATTCAGGTTTGTAGAGACTATAGATATAAACTCAGGCACAAGTGCTGCGAACTGGGTTGGCGGTGGCACGGATTATACTTTAGCCTACACTGACAACGGCGGTTTCCCAGAGGGCGGGCAAACATTTGAAGAGAACACAGGTTTCTCAGAAACACGGCTTGTTACAGAAATAGCGTATGGTTTAAACGAAGTTGGTGGCGGTTATCATTGGGTAGCCAAGGGCGAACCCTGGCAGAAAACAGAAGATTGGGAAAGATACATCTTTAGGTCAAAGAAATTCAGACCGAATATGTTCGATTGGGTTAAAGACGCAATGCCGCTTCCTGAAATACCAACTGCGTTAGCGTGGTATAATAATAAACTGTATGCCTTTGGATTAAATACGACTTATAGGATAAACCCTGAATTACTGATAATAGAAGATGCTTTTGAAGGTGCGGGGTGCTCTAACAGACAGGCGGTTACGGTTACTGAATTTGGTATGTTTTTTTGTAATCTTAACGGTGCTTACAGACTTGTGGGGAATAAGTTAGATGTTATTTCAGACGATATAAAGATAGATGGAGACGTGTTAAGTAACGTAGGTTGGAAAAGTTTCGCTTATGACGCACTTGTAAGCCCTGCAAATTTAGGTAGGTTAATCACGCTATATGATGCCAATATGCGATGTGTTGTTTTCATAGGGCAGGATGCTTCGGCAGCCAATGTAGATGCGTTATCATTTCATTTACCTACGGGCAGTTGGAGAGAGTGGGGTTTCTCAAATGGCATAGCGAATGTAGATAGTAATTCCGGTGCTTTTAGCGGTAAGGATGGGGAGTTATATTTTTCTAATAACACTGTGTTGTATCCTTTAATGAGTCATTTAACAAATACGCAAGCACTTAATTGGGTCTCTAAACAATTCCATTTGGGGGAGCCTTCGCAGGAAAAAAGTTTAGCTAAATTAAAGTGGGATGGTACTGCGACTGTGAAGTATAATACAACTGACGGGAGCAACCCGACAAGCGGAACTGCTGCTACCAGCGATACTTATATAAATGCGTATAAGAAATTAGTTCAGATTTCTATTACTTGTGCTGCAAATGCCTCGGTAGATTCTATGGATATTATAATGAGGAAGTTAATTGGGAAGCGTTAGCGATAACATATTAAAGCAATTAGAGCAGATATTCAAAAATCAACCACTATATCAGGTTAAATCTGATGCTGTGAAAAGGAATTTAGATGCGGTTAATCCAACGGCGGCTAATAATGCGAAGGTATTGGCTACCTTGATAAACGATTTGAAAAAACAAAAAATATTAAAATAGGAGAAATAAAATGCCTTATACACCACCAGCACACTTAGCACACCATCCTTGGGAGCAATATCGTCAAGAGATGGGTATAGAATCAATCAGTAGCGGGACAAGACCGGGGATTGTGGCGGGTTTCCAGCAATGGCAAGCCCAGAAACAACTTCAAGAAAGATATAAAGACGTTACTAATTTTGGTTCACCGCTTTATCAACAGTATCGAAGCTTTTTAGAAAAGGCAACTCCGCAAATAGGCACAAACACTTTGTTGGCTCCCTTAATGGCGGGTGGGGGAAACTTTGGTGCATCTCAGGTGCAGGCGAATGCCTTGCGAGATGAATTAGGGAAAGAGCGGACTGACGCTATCAACACAGGCACTCAAGGATTCGCTTTGGGTATGCAGGGGCAGGCAGGTGGGTTGCTTGGGCAATTTCAGCAGGGCGCACAGTTTACAGCAGAGATGGCACAAAGGAAAAAGGAATTTGAGGAATCGAATGAAGCAGGGATTTTTGATTATTTGTCGGCTGGTTTGCCCATCCTTGGTTCTATTGGTTTAGCCCCATTCACGGGCGGTGCCTCTATGGCAGGTATGGCAACCTCTGACAGACGCTTAAAAGAGAATATAGAGAAAGTAGGTATATCGCCAAGCGGAGTTAATGTTTATGAATTTAACTATAAGGGTGGCGATACGAGATACAGGGGTGCTATGGCAGACGAAAATCCAGAAGCGTCAATAGAGAGAAATGGTATCAAATATTTAGACTACTCTAAAATAGATGTAAACTTTGAGGTGATATAATGCCAAATAGACAATCAGTACAGCAGTTTGGTGAAAAGTTCCTTGCGGTTATCCAAAACCTTAAAAGGGAGAAACAGGAGAGGGACGAATTCAACAGAGAAATGCGGTTCAGGTACAGGCAGATGAATTTGTTGAATACTTACCGAGAAGGTATAATTGAAAATCAACGGGTACAGCAAGAAAGATTACAAAATCAGTTAGACTTTAATGTAGCACAAAATTATACGCCCGTAGAAAATATAGGTATAACAGGCAGGGTAAATCCGAGGACGGGTAAATATGACACGGAAACAGGCTCTTTACCCATAACCACCAGCAAGGAAACAAAAGAAACATTTGGTGCTGATATAGGTGAGGGTAATTTTATCAAAAACACCCTGATACCAAAAACCCCAGAACCATTCACAGGCGACAGATATGAAACCATAGCGAGTAATGTTGTGGGCACAGGTGATTATAAAGGTCAAAAAGTTAATAAGGTTTGGGATAAACAAAAACAAGTAGAAACTCAAATACCTGTTTTTAGAGAACCCGATAAGAGTCCTGAAGACAAAACCCCTAAAACGCCTTATACAAACCAAATAAAATTAGATGCTTCTGAAGACCGTCTTGCGGAATTGAAAAAAGTTAGAAATAGTGGTGGTGAAACTTATTCTTACTATGATGAAAATGGTACACCAGTAAAGAATATTAGCAAAGCAGGAATGGATATAGTAATAAAGCGTGAAGAAGAAAAGTTGAAGTCTTTATTAGACGACAAAGCAGAATGGTTTAATTCTAAATGGGGGAACTTTGACCAAGTTTACAGGATACTCGTAGATGATGTCGAAGAAGGATATATAACCTCAAATAATTATGAGAGTCAGATAAACCAGAGGATGCCAAACGCACCACAAGATGGAAAAAACAGGATGAAAGACTTGGTTAAACAGAGGCTGGGGGTATCTCTAAACCCAGAAGTGCCAACCCGTTTATTATTTAATAAATAAATATTATGCCAGAAGATAAAAAATATTCGACAACGCTTGATGTTGACCTTTCAAGACGCCTTAGTTTAGAGTTAAGACAACCAAAGGATAAGCCCGAAGAACCCCCTATTATCGAGCAGGCTAAAAACCTTGCTACGGGCATAGACCTTTTAACTAATGTCTTAGAAGATAAACCAATAAGATTACAAAATCAAGTAGCCACGCAGGAATCTACCACACAACCACTTGGAGATATATTAAGACCAGATATAAATAGGGGTGTGATACAGGAGCAATTAGATAAAAAACCTGAGTGGTATCCGAAAATTAAAGAAATGATGCCGTCTTTAGACAGGGATGTGAGTAAAGACCTGCCTTTATACGAGTCTCCTAAAAGCGAGATTAAAACAATCGACCCTTTCAAAGGGGGCAAGGATGTGCCATACCAACAGAGGGCTATGAACCAAATAAACAGCACTCTTTTGAAGATGAACTTGCATAGTTCTGGTATCGGGGACTTATCCAGAGAACTTCTTACCCCAATAATTGCTGGTGGCAAAAGACTCCAAGAGGGGCAAACACAACTTGCGAAATTACAACCTGAAGGATTAGGCAATATAGCATTAGGTATAGCTGGTTCAGCATTTGGCACATTTATGATGCCGTTTGGTATAGCAAGAGTTACAGGAACGCAATTAGGCGGTGAAACGGCTGGCAAGATAGCTGAACTAAGTGCGTTGGGAATATCGGGCGGTTTACCTTTAATAGCAGGTTATTTCGCTTCTCAAGGGGCAACCGAATTAGCTGATAATTTAATGGAGGGCAAGAATCTTACCCCGAAACAGATAGAAACCGTACAAGAAGTGGTAGGGTTGTTCGCATTTATCGGTGGTGCTAAAGTTGCTGGTAAGGTTAAGGGTGCGGTATTAAAGAAAGCAGGTATTTCACCTGAATTATACAAAAAAGTAGTAGATTACACTAAATCCATAGACAAAGTAGTAAGAGAATCTCTCAAACCAGAGAAAGGGCAAGTACAATTAGGTAAAAAACCGAGAGTATCGAGAGAAGAATTTGAGCAGGAAATAAAGAAAACTAAATCTGAGGTAGCCCAAGAGAAGCCAAGAGATAAGGGTAAATTTCAAAAAACCACAAAAACAAAAGAAAAACCACAACCCTTAGTAGAAGGCGAGATTTTTGAGAACATAGGCAAAGACGGTAAAACCAGATATTTCAAAGTTGTTGACGGCAAGAAAAAACCATTTAGCAAAAAGGAGAGAGAAGATGCCCTGCGGGAAGAAAAGCCCGAAGCCCCAAAAGAAGAAGTAACCCAAAGGGAACAGTTAGCCCAAAAAATTTACGAGTTAGAGCCGATTGGTATTGAGGAAGCCAGAAAAATTGTTGCGAGGATGGATGATAAAACAGTAGAGGCACAGTTGATGCCGACACCAAAAGTTATCAAACAAGCGTCTGGGATAGTCGGCGGGATGGATAAATTAACGGAAATGTATAATGAAGCCGTCCTGAAAAAAATAAAAAAAGATGACCCACGTAATATTGACCCCATACAAAAAGCAGGCGGGCTTGAGGATTTAGCAAGGAATATAGTGGCTGGGAAATTCCCACAAGGGTTTAAACCAAAAACTGAGAAACCTACCACAGAACCCATCAAGGGTGGGGAGAAATTAGAGAGTAGGGTCAACGAATTTCTCAAAGAGAGAAAAATACCCAAAGAACAAGCAGACAAGTTGTCTATTGAAGACAAAACTAAATTAGCTGAAGAATTTAATAAGTGGTCAGAGAAGAAATACCCCGAAGAAACCCCCAACGCTTTTACGAGAGCATTTCTAAAAGAATTTGGCAAACAACCCCCTAAAGGCGAAGGAATAAAAGGCAGAGAACCTGTAAAAACTAAAAAGAAAACAAGTGCTGAATATAAATCTAAATTTGACTTAGAAACACCTTCAACTAACGAAAGCGTAAACAAATTAAGAAGAGAAGCATTAGGTGGCGGTAAGGTTACTTCTTTTGCAGACCCCGTACGAATGGCGGCTTCTATAAAATTAGGTGCTATACACTTAGCTGAACTAATAAGGGCTGGTAGTAAAAAGGCTACTCGTTACGCTGAGTGGTCAAAACAAATGGTTAAGGATTTAGGAGAAAAAGTAAAACCTAAACTACTTAAAATATGGAGTGAAATAAAGAAACAATTTGGTAAAAAATTAGCACAGATAGTTGAATCTCCGTTATTCCCTATAAAACAGACTAAAATAATAGAGGGTAAGTTTTTAGATAGGTCGCCATTCGGAAAAGAAGAAAAGCCTAAAGGAGAACCAAAAAAGACTACAAGCATTAAAAATGAGTTTGTTAATAAAGAGAGAACCAAAAGAGGATTACAGCCCTTAAAGAAGGAATTTGTTAGAGAATGGGGAGATGTTGGGCAAGACGCATTAAGACAAATTGAAACAGGTAAGGTAAACCCGAATAAATTAGCAGACGACTTAATCAAAAACCCAAGACCGCATACAGATGTAGAAGCGGCAATTTTAAGTTATGAAAAACTAAGAATAAAAGAAGTACGCAACGATATAAATAGAAGATTAGCAGATAACCCCAAATTATCTAAAGAAGCATTAGAGTTAGACGAGTTATACCATAAGAACGAATTAGCTTCTAATCTTTCCGGTACTGAAGTAGCGAGAGCCTTAAATATCAGGAAAATGGAACTACAAGATGATTATAGTATAGCCCCCTTGCTTAACAGGGCGAGGACTGCTAATGGTGATAAGGTTATCCCACAACAAGTTAGGACTAAATTAGAAACTTCTTCAAGGAATATAGAAAAAACAACTAAGAAGGCTGACAAATTAGAGAAACAATTAGCCGAAGAATCAGCTAAAGAATATGTAAATGAATTAACTGTAAAAGAAGTTAAAAAACGCAAACAAATAAAAAGAGCAGAATCTAAAGAGGCTATTGACCTTAAATATGACGATTTAGTAAAAGAGTTTGCCAAGGCTACACAGTTTAATATTCTACTTGACCCGAAACAAATAAAGATAATGGCGTTAATGACCAAAAACAGGGTAGAGAAGGGTGTAACTTCTGTTAATGATATAGTAGATGCTATACACGAATCTACTAAACAATATGTAGACGGGTTGACGAAAAGAGATGTATTAGATGTTATCGGGGGATACGGTAAACATTCTAAGTTAAGCAAAACAGAAATAAATATAAAGCTAAGAGACATAAAAAGACAAGCAAGGTTACTTTCCGCAATAGACGATGTTAAAACCAAGCAACAGAAACCATTAAAAAGCGGTGTAGAAAGAGATAGACTTAGTGCCCGTGTTAAGGAATTACAAAGGCAATTAAAAATTGAAATGGAGAAGGCTGGTTTAGAGAGAGGTATGACAGAAGCCTCTTTAAGGAAATCATACGAAACAAGATTAAAGAACAGAAGAGCCGAACTGCAAAGAATGTTAAGAACTGGCGACTTTACTAAAAAGCCACGCAGGTCTGTTGAAATGGATAAGGATTTACAAAAACTTAAAGACGAAGTTGATTTATTAAAGATTGAGGCTGATAAGGAGATTTATTTATTAGAACAGGCTAACAAAAGCAAATATGAAAAAGGCAAAGAATTATTTACTGAGATTATTAATGTTCCTAAATCTGTTAAATCTGCTTGGGATTTATCCGCACCATTCAGGCAGGGTGCGTTTGCTTTAGCGAACCATCCAATTATAGGTTTTAAAAAAGGCGGGGCGTTCAGGGAAATGTTCAAATACGCTGTAGGCGATAAGTTTATGAGACAGCTAAAAAGAGAGATTAAAGAACACCCTAATCTACCTTTAATTAAAAAATCTGGTTTATATTTAGCGAACTTAGAAAGCACTTTAGGAAGGGTTTTGGGCAAGGAAGAGGCGTTTCAATCTCATATCCCTGAGAAGATACCTGTTATAAAACACGGTATAAAATTTTCAGAAAGAGGTTATACAGGATTTTTAGATAAACTAAGATTTGATATTTTTAACTACAAAGTAGAGCAACTTCAAAGAGCAGGGCACACATTCAAGGATAGACCTGACTTATACAAAGCCACAGCTAAGTTAATAAACATTGGAACAGGCAGAGGAACTTTAGGGGGATTTGAAAAGGCGGCGAGAGTATTAAGTTTAGGGCTTTTTTCACCGAGATTGATTGCGTCAAGATTACAGATACTAACAATGCCTTTAACGGGCTACGCAAGATTACCTAAAGAACTGAGGGTGTCTGCTATGCTGGATTTAGTAAGGTTTATGGGCGTAGGGACTACAATAGCAATGTTAGGTAAATTAGCGGGTGCAGATGTTGAGAGTGATGTAACAAGTTCAGACTTTATGAAAATAAAAATAGGCAACTCACGAATAGACCCGTGGGCTGGTTTACAACAGCCATTTGTGTTGGGGGCAAGATTACAGCCCTTTAATACAGATATGCTTTCATCAACAGGCAAAAGGATAAAGTTAGACGGTTCGGAATTTCCGTTTACGTCAA